TTTTGTTCTTTAAAATAAACCTAGGTGGTTTACCTGACAGTTTGGAACATTTTTAAAAAGATAGAAATTTTGCCATCGCTACAAGCCATAAACTAACTCCCTTTTGTTCCATATTAAATTGATAAGTAGCTTAGGTTTTATTGTCTCCACAATTATTCGGGTTTTGAATCAGTTGGAAATCCTTTAAGATTGATTTTTGCTTGCCTGCTCATTTCTTATAGCTACTGTTGGCAAAAACCCCATGATCCTTTCTTTAACAATAGCAGACTCTCTACCAACCCTACTTCTGTGAAAACCATCCACAACCTCTGATTTATCATTATTAGGCCATGTAACAATAGGTTGAGTATATCCATCATTCATTATACTCACTTCTAATAATTCCATCTCAGGAGGTGCGACCTTATTAGGGTTATACTCATTAGCTATTACATCATCTGTAACAACCCACCTTACAAAATCTACCGGTTCATTTTTGAATGGCCCATTTTCATGAATATATTCTCTTACATCGTTTATAAACTCCATTTTTGTAGTTAGACTTTCATAAGAGTCCATAAACCCTTGTATATCTGAAAGTAGTGTGTTAATATCTTGTCTTTTGTAATCCATATTCTCTCCTTAATTGTTTTCAAATACTCTGTTAGATTGTGTGTTAAATAAACCTCTCCCAGTGCCATTTTGTAGTTCCATACCCTACCCCCTCCTATACCGTCTAGGCTTTATATTCTTGCCCTGGTGCGTGTTATCGTCTTTGAACTTGTACATATCATTGTTATTCTCACTACCGAATAAAAAATCTTTCTGGTTCTGTCTGATTTCAGCCTCGCGCTCTGGCGTGGCCTCTTGCATTGTGAACGGATCTAGCATCCTACCCCCTTATGCCCTTTCTCTCTTTAAATGTTTTCGATTTTCATAGCAGTTCTTAATCTTAACTACAGTATACAATTATTCAGTGCCATTGACTAGCGTTTTGTCGTAGGAGCGCAAAAAAACTTGTTTTAATTTAATCTTCATAATGAGCAAGACCAAAACAGTCACAATGGAAATATTCAGAGCCGGTAAGCAAACGGATGGCGCTGGGAATACTCAAACGTGGACTGAAGCGGATCTAGATCAAATAATCGAAGCCACGAACGAAATGAAAGATTCGGTTCCGGCTGTAATCGGTCACCCTAAAGAAAACTCACCCGCTTACGCGTGGTTTGAACCAAACGAATTATTTCGCAAGGGTAAGAAGCTTTTCGCTAGGATGTCAGATATTACAGAGGAATTTGGCGAAGCTCTAAAAAGAAAGAATTTTAAACATCGATCAATTGCTCTTAGAGGAAACAAATCCTTAAAGCATGTTGGGTTTTTTGGTGGTGCTCCGGTTGCCGTTAAAGGTATGCCAGATTTCGCGTATTCAGAAAGCGAAGATATTCAGACTATCGAATTTGCTGAAATTGACGTTGAATTTGCTGAAATGGACGCGGCTTTCGGCCTTAGAACGGTTGGAAGAATGTTTCAAAGCATGCGTGATTTCATGATAGGTGAAAAAGGGCTCGAAACGGCTGACAGTATTATATCTCAGTTCTCAATAGATGACCTTAAGCAAACCAGAATTACCGAACCAAAAGTAATGGAAACTTTCAAAGAAACCCCAAATGAGGATCAAAAAATGGATTACGAAGCAGCATTTAAATTACAAGAAATTGAAGTCACTTCACTAAAAGCTGACTTAGAAGCCAAAACAATTGAATCAGGCGAGTTTTCTGAAAAACTTGTGGCCTCAGAAGCTAAGAGCAAAGAGCTTCAAACAAGCATTGATACCATTGAATCTGAGAAAAAAGACGCAGAGCACAACGCTTTTGCTGAAAAATTGGTTTCTGATGGAAAAATCGACCCTGCTGAAAAGCAATCTATTCTTATGACCGTTAAGGCTTTAGATGGCCAAGCCGCTCAAGAATTTAAAGAAGGTGACGAAACAGTATCTCGAACACCTCTAGAAAATTACAAATTGAGCCTTGAGAACAAGAAAGCAAGCGTAACACCAGGCACAGTATTTGGCGAAGTTAGCGAAGCAGCCGCTTCAATAGAAGCTCAAATCAAAGAAAAAGCCTCGGCTATCCAAGAAAAAGACGGTGGCACTTACGGCGAATCAATCAAAAAATTACAAGAAAAAGAACCTGGACTTTTCAAAGCTTCAGTTTAATCAAGAGATTAGAACAAATTATTAACAAATAACGAATTTACAATTTAAAAAGAGGCTCTTATCATGGGACAAGGCAGAAAAGTATCAGAAGAAAAATCACTCACTTACATTGCGGGCGCTGCTATTGTCGCGGATACCTTTGTTAAATTGGATTCCAATGGCGAAGTCGTTACCTGTGGTGATGGCGAAGAGATCAAGGGCGTAGCTTCAAAAACCGTCGCACAAGGCGAATCTGTTGAAGTTCATTTGCAAAATTCTGGTAATGTAGTTCGAGTTCTTTCTGGTGCCGCAGTCGCAAACGGGGCTGTAGTTGCTTCTGACGCAGCCGGTAAAGCTATTACATCAGCTTCAGGCAAGCGTGAAGTGGGTCAAGCTGACGAAGGTGGAAGCGCACTAGACAAGTATTCTATTATTCACCTAACTAGAGGCGGCACAACAGCTTAATCAAGTCTTTTAAATTATTTAATTAAACGGTTTTCACAACAACAAAATAAGAGGTTATCAAAATGAGTGGTCAAAATGTAGAAGTTCTAGTCGGACACGCACAAGATATTTCTGTCAAATTTCACGACAGCGAATTGATCAATAAAGAAGTTTTCCCCATGATTGAACTCATGAGCCCAAAACAAAAAATTACACGTTATAACAAGGGTGAACAGTTCCAAAGCGGAGCCTCAGAACGTGCGCCAGGTACTAGAATCAAAACTACTCAGGTTGAACGTGATACCGTCGATGCCAATACCAAACAATATGCGGCTTCTGATATGATCACACGTGAAGATCTTCGAGATGCGGGTATTCCTAACGGACAATCACCCCCTATCGAATTAGCCACTGATTCAATCGAAAAGAATTCAAAAGATTTAGACTTAGGTCGTGAGATCAGAGTTGCTGAAGCGATTTTTGCTGATACTTGGTCCGACGGTGTAGCCGGTGGAAAAGATCAGGCCGGTTCATGGCTCGCCCCTTCTACATCTACTTTCTTAGCTGATTTTGATGTAGCCCTTTCTAAACTTAAAAGAGAAGGTGTAAACCCTAAATCTCTTAGATTAATGCTTGATTTCGGCACTATGCAAGCAATCAAACGAATTGACGATATGAGAGAACAGCTTAAATATGTAGGCCGTGATTCACTTACAGCCGATTCATTAGCAAACATTCTCCAAATTGGTAGTGTTGTAGTTGGTGGAGCTGTTATGAATACAGCCGATGCCGGTTCAACCGATGCTTATGCAGGTCAATACATTTGGGAAAAGAACGATACTAAGGGTTCTGCTTTCTTATACGCCTTTCAAGGTCCTGGCCGTAAAAAACTTAACGCCGGTGTTCAGACTAGATCAAAACTTGATAACAAACAAGTTCGTATCACTGAGAGCTATTGGCATAACGAAAAGAAAGGCCATGTATATGATTCAATGGAAGAAACTGGCACAGTAGTTACTGCCAATTCTGCCGGTTATCTTTGGATCGACACAATATTAACATAGTATAACTGAGGTAAATGCTTTGTGGCTTACAGTACTAAATCGGATATTCAGGAGATTCTTTCAGACGATGATTTAATTCAACTGACTGATGATTCTGATCCTGTTGATACCGTAGACGACGCAAAGATTACCTCCGCTATAGAACGCGCAGATAACGAAATTAATACATACTTACGAGGCAAACATGATTTGCCCGTAACTTCTACCGTTGCTCTAGCGGTTAAGGATTGGTCGGTTTCACTGGCCATTTACCAATTATATCGAAGAAGAATAAACCTTGAGATCCCTGATGTTCTTAGAGATGATATTGAGGATGTTCGCAAAAAGCTTGGTATGGTCCAGGCCGGTACTCTTTTAATTGATGATCCAACTAGCACAGCTAACACAGCCGGTATTTATAAAGGATCTGGTCAAGGCAGCACAGCCGGTAAATCTCAGATATTCGTAAGCCAACCGGATGGTAAAGGCTTCTTAGACGGTTATTATAACGGGCCCTGCTAATGGATTTAAACGACTACGAAGAAAAGATCATAGCAAAGCTTCAGGCCGATCTATTGCCCAATAAGAGCATTGAAATTAGATCGTATCCAGAAAGTTTTGATAACTATATCGGACAAATGAAGCACAAAGGCGGGGCTATTTTAGTTGCGTTTCAATCTAGTTTCTGGGAACCACCCGAAGGTAATAACCAAACGGTACTTACTCAGCAAGCCGCTTATACATGGCAATTCAACATTATTAAGAAAAATTTAAGGAAACAATCGAATCAAGAGGGGATTTACGATGTATCCCAGGAAATTCTCAGAGTCCTATCAGGCTTTACACCAGATGGCTTTGAAGATTCCAGTTACATGTTTCCAATTGACCGCAGTTTTTTAGGGCGCGAGGCCCAGTATTATATTTACCAGATCACAATGGGTAACACTATTGAAGAGTCTCAAGAATGACTATTAAAAATGATATTACAAGCGAAATTGATTCACAGATTGATGCCATGTCTATTGGGACGGGGTTTAATTTTGATTATGATGATATCAATCAGTTTAAACCTAATTCAAAAACATATCCAAATGTTAAAACAGACTATACCGACGAGGACTTTCTCGATGCTGATGAGCAAATGGTTGATTCATATTCGGCCACGCTCACAGCCAAATTTATTATTACCGTGGACAATGTTACAGAGCCAGATTCTAGGCTCGCTTTGTCAAAAGTATTGCAAGACTTTCAAAGAGTACTTGAGGCGGGCCACGCCGATTTACAGGACAAAGGTTGGACCAAAGCCGATTTACTCAATGACCAAAGATTTTTTACAAACATTGTTGCCCGTCCAGGTCGTATTGAAATGGAATGGGAAATCGATTACAGAGTCAAAAGAAGTGAACCAAGTGAAACCATTTAATCATAGGGGTGCATAATGTCAAATTGCCCATTGTTATCAAGAAAAATAATCGTTTTAGGCCGAATAGAAGATGTACCAGGTACAGCGGTTTCATTAATACCTAATGATGGTCGAGCGCGCGTTTATGCCGGTGCAACACCCGAATATAACGCACCTAGAGAAAAAAGAGATATTGCTCTTGCTTCTTTATCTAATATCGGATCACTAGAATCAACAAAAGCAATTAACACTACTTTCAGAGTTGAGGCTAATACGCCAGATGATTTCTATGGGGTTGAGGCGAGTCTTGAGGGTATGGGTATTGATCAAATTAGATGGGACGCGGATTTCATTCATAATATATCTCATGATGGTAGCGAAGATTTTTCCAATGTTTTGCCAGGTATGTATTACACCGTAATAAATGCCGTAAATCCAATAAATAACGGTACTTTTTTGATAACAAATGTGGATGACGGTTCTGACGTAATCGAAATCATTAACCCAAACAAAGATTCAGACACTGGTGATGATTTGTCCGATTCTACCGCTGTGGGTTACATTCAAAGAGATCTTGAATTCGCATGGTCTTTGATTGCCTCTGGTTGTGGTTATAGGGCTTTATCATGTATTACGATTGGAGCCATAACAGGAAACAAATTTGTAAGAGGTGATATCATAACCGGTACGACAAGTGGAGCCACTGGGCGAGTATTGAAACCTGTTCTAAATGGTGAGTTAAAAATTCATTTTGATATAATTTCCGGTACTTTTGTTTCTGGTGAGGTTTTAACGGGTAGTATAAGCGGGGCGACTACAACTTCAGCTCTTGCCCCTACCGTAAAAGGTTTTGCGGTTAAACCATTCTCAGGCTGCCATGAAGTTGCGACTGTTGATTTTGAAAACGATGGCTTCCACTGGGGCTCTCGCTCCGCAATGGCTAATATGAGTTTTGAGGCTGCCGCAAACAAAGCGATGTTTCTTGATTTCGCATTTGAGGGCCCTAAAGAAGATATCGGCGATAAAACAATGACCGTGACCATAAAAGAAACTGAGGCACCTCCAATTGTAAAAAACTCTCAGCTTAAACTAGATGCTTTTGAGCCTGTTTTCTCTGGTATTAATTTCGATATGGGAAACAATATCGTTCAACGTGAAAACGGAAACGCCACTGGTGATTCTGGTATCGAAGGGGCCAAACTTACCTCAAGAGAGCCTAAAATCACTCTTAGCTGTGAGCATGAACTGGCCGCTACCTTTGATTTCTTTGATAAATTAGATCAAGGAACTAAGGTTGCACTACAAATGAGCGTCGGTACAGTTTTGGACAAATTAGTCTGGTTCTTTGCTGATTCTCTTGAGTTCGCAGCATTGCCCGTAGGTGAAAAAGACGGTATTACTAGCCTTGAGGTCGAAGCTATGTGTACCGGTACCGATGACGATGAATGGGAAATGCTTTTTATATAGTTTTCACTCCGAAAGCGTATCCCTTCGCTAGAGGTTGGGAGGGGGGTTCTTTGATTAGGCCCCTTTCTTATAGCTACTAGCGCCAAATAGTTCTATATTTCCCTTTTTAACAAGGGATACACTATGCAACCATTACAATCATTTTCAGATTTTGAGTATATCTGTCTTTGTGACAGGAAACTACCAGAAAAAGAACAAACAGTCTGGACTCTAACGAGCCTAACAATAGAGCAAGAGGCTTTTTTAGATGATAATGTACAGATTAACGGCCAAATGCAATATGGAACTATTTCTCTTCATGTTCTAAACATGGGTCTTAAAAAGGTAAAAAACTTTGGAAAAGTGATATTTTCTAGAGATAAAGACGGTTTTGAATATCCCGGTAAAATGACCCCTTGGAAGTCTGATATACTTAGGAAAATACCAATAGCACAAAGGCGAGAGTTAAGCGCTAAAATAAGGGCTTTGGCTGATATCGAAGAGGACGAGTTAAAAAACTCCTGATCCTCACTTCTATTTTTCAGGGTGCGATTGATTCGCACGAAGCCGGGGAATATCCTGTATTATGTTGGGCGTGTGTTGGTGAAGGGTGTCAAAATTGTGAGGGAATTGGCGCAATTAACTTGACAGAAAGCCCAATTAATTTACTCACAGCTCACGCACAATTTTATTTTAAATGCTATACTGTTTTAAAAAACTATAACAAATGGCCGACAGAAAAATCTTTTTTAGAGCAAAATTCAAAGTTTTGGAAGATTGTTCAATATTGTGATAGAGTGATATCTAAAATAAAAGAAAGCAAAGAAGAGTCTGAAAAAATAAAAGCAGAATTGAAGGCTAAACAGGGGCGTTAATGGGCAGCAAAAAAGTTGAAATTGGGATTGAGGTCAATAACAAAGGGGCCACTAAAAAAGTAAAACAATTCTCAAGTGATGTTGTTAAGTCTAACAAAAAGATACAAAGCGAATTTAAAAAAACTCAGAAAGCCTCTACTGGATTGGGTCTAAATTTAAAGACACTGGCCGGGGCTGCCGGTGGTCTTTTCATTTTCTCTAAAATTAACGGCATACTAAAGGAGTCGGTAAGCCTCGCCGGTGAGCAAGCTTCGGCGGTTGCTAAAGTAGCACAAACGATCAAAGCTACTGGGGGCGCTGCCGGTGTAACAACTGCGGAGCTTGAAAAAATGGCCCAAGGTTTCCAGAACGTAACCACTTTTGGCGATGAGGTTATCTTGAGGGGTCAGTCAATGTTATTGACCTTTAAGGGCATAGGTAAAGACGTATTTCCACAAGCCACAGAGGCTATGCTTAACCTTTCTACAGCTATGGGCACTGATGTAAAAGAGTCCGCGATACAACTGGGTAAAGCTTTAAACGACCCGACAACAGGATTGACGGCTTTGCGTAGGGTGGGCATTACTTTCTCAAAAGAGCAAGAGAATGTTATAAAAAACTTTCAGAAAACCGGCGATATTGCAAGCGCACAAAAATTGATTTTAAAAGAATTAGAATCTCAGTTTGGAGGATTAGCCAAAGCCGTTGCTCTTAGTGGTGAAGGCCCTTTGATTCAATTCGGTAATGTATTGGGCGATGTTCAAGAGTTGCTTGGTGATGCAATAATACCTTTGCTTTTAGAGGCTACCGGAGGGTTTAAAAATTTCCTTATTGCGGGCCAGGAAAGCGGTAAGATAAAAGCTATTTTTGATGCAATAGCTAATTCAGTTAAATTTTTATTTGCAATAGTCAAAGACACTTTCAATGGTTTAAACGCTTTATTTAAAATTATTTCCGGTGGATTAAACTCCTTTGTAGGATTGTTTTTCGTAGCTATATCTAAGATAACCGGCGGTGTTGAGAAATTAATAGGAATATTGCCCGATAGATTTATTCCTGATGGTTGGAAAGATGGAATTGCTGACACGACCTCGGCTATAGAAAAACTAGGTCGCCAAGGTCTAATTGCCGGTAACGAACTTTTTAACGAGGGTGTTGGGTCCGTTGCTGAAGGCTCTAGGCTTATAAAACATTTTAAAGATATCGCTAATGGTGCGACAGAGGCCAAAAAAGCGGTTTCTGAAGTTTCTACTGGTTCGGTAGGTGGTGACGTTACAGGCGGTTCGTCGGTAGACCCGGCGGCAGCAAAGAGACTCAAAAAAGAACAAGCGGCGGCACAAAAAAAGGCTGATATGAAAGCCGCAGCCGATGCTAAATTTATTGAAACTGAAATGAAACTATTTGAAGACGCGCTCTTGATTAAAGAAGAGTTTCGCCGACAATCGTTATCCTCAGATGAGCAAGATTTGTTGATTTTTCAAGATCAATTAAAACAAAAAAATCTTGTTTTGAGGGAAGCCGGTTTTAAAGAGGTTGATATTGTCGGGCAGGTGATAAAAAGACGGGCTGAAATGGAAAAAGCCGCTGCCGACGCTAGATTACAAACTAATATTACTGCGACCCAAGGTATTTTGGCCAATACTGGGGCCGCTTTAGCGGGATTTAAGAAATTCGCGGCAGCACAAAAAGCTATCGCAATTACTGAGGCTGTAATAAGCGGCACATTAGGAGTTCAAAAAGCTCTTGGTTCGGCCCCCCCTCCTTTGAATTTTTTACTGGCCGCTTCTGTTGGGGCCGCTGCCGCTGCTAATGTGGCTAAAATAAGCTCTCAAAAATTCGCCCAGGGCGGTGTAGTTGAGGGCCCAAGATCTGGTGATTCAGTACCAATTTTAGCGAATGGTGGCGAAAGGGTTCTCACGGCTAGGCAAAACAGAGAATTTGAGCGTGTTCTGGCAGGCGGTGGAGGTGGAAACACAATTACCTTTCAGGCCCCAGTGATTAATGTACAAAACGGCGATCCTGTTAAAATTGCCTCAATGGTTCAAGAAACCATGCAAGAGCAAATACAAAGTTTTTCCGAATTACAGCGTGATTCTGAGGTTCATGAGCTAATATGATCTGGGATGGTCGATCAGTTCTAGTGCTTTGGAAATATAAGCCGCAGACTAAATTATCTCTTAAATGGGCTCAACGGGCCGATTCAAACTGGCGAGGCTGTGATAGGTCCGCTGATGAGGATATTTACAGCGCAGACGTGACTTTTCGAGGGCCGATTGATGAATTAACCGATTTAGAGCTAGTTTTGGCTCAAAGGCGAGCGAATTTTATCATAAATTGTAACTCTGGTGAAGAAATATTCGGGGCCGATGTGGACCACACTGGCGACGTTAAGGTGATTGTCACTGGTTACGGTAAAATAAGGCACGTTTCATTTAAAGTTTACGAGATGAGCTTAAGCTTGAGAATGGTTGACCCCAGTTTTATTAACGTGGTCACCTCGCTTGATACCTTAAGAACTTTGGGTCATGTAGATACAAGAGAAACGGTTTTTGAAATGAATAAATTATTCACTTATGATCAGGATATCTATATTCAGGATCATCTCGCTCAAGACGGTACTGAAGCCGGTACCTACCAGGCTAGGTTCAATCAAGACCGTGACGAAATGGCCGCAATTCGCCGTTACCTATCAACTACAGCAAGAGCGAATAAAATACCTTTCCCAAGCTTCGGAAATATTTTATATCCATTTGGTACGAGAGCCGGTTTAGGCCCCTTCAATTGTCGAGTTATTCGATGGGATGATTTGGGTCGACAGGGCTTTTGTGATTGGAATTTAAGTATCACGTTTGCAAGAGATCTTGCTTACTGGAATGAATAATAAAATTGAGGTTTAAAAATGTCGAATCGTACCAAATCATCACCAAAGCCACAAACTTTTGCTCTAGATGATACTTTAGAAAGAACAATCGTAGACCCTACCACGAACAAAGAGGATTACCCAAGGGCGTTTATACCTGACGTTGATGGTGTTTTGGGTGTGGTTGCTTTAGATGACACGCCGCAAACAATACCTGTAAAAGGTGGGGCAATTTACGCCATCACAGTGAAAAAGTACACCATTATAGGCACATCAGGCGTAACTAGTGTAACGGGACTAGCTTAGTGATATACACTGTTTTAATTTCTAGGAACCTATCTTCTGTTGAAGGCGTACCCAATGGTAAACTTGTGGGAAGAGTTGTTCAGATATGCAGTGGTGACTGCTGTGGTGATTGGGATCTTGCTGATAAAATGAAAGAAATTTTTTATTGGAAAGATGTAGACATTACAACCGAACAACATGAAGAAATAGAAAAATATTTAAACTCTCCAATCAAAGATGAGCAAGACGTTGTACTTACACCTAGAACAAATGTAGATCTAAATTGTTTTTCTTCAGGTGAATTAGAAGCCCTTTCAGAACGTGGACCCGTTGATCCTGGCCTTGGTGGTCAGTTAACTTTTTCCAATTTTATTTTCACTGAGGTTTAAATGTCCACTATCTATGATGTACCTAGTGTTTATGCAACCTTAGGGGCTGCTATAGCCGCTATCCCTCCCAATTTGTCCGGACAAGGGGTACATGAGGTTGTTATGGAAGCGGGTAGCTATAACGAAATAGTCAATATTGATGGGTTTGCGAACGAGTCGGCAGACGATCATATTATCGTGAGAGCCGCAAGTGGTGCCGAGTCCGCTGGTATTATGGATGGTGGAGTTATAGTGATTAACAATTTATTTAATGGAGATGGGTTTAAGATAACTTCTGATTATTGCCAGATAAGAGATATTCAACTTACATATACTGCTACCGTACAGAGAGGGTTTAGGATAGACGCTAATGCGAACAACACTCTTTTCTTAAGATGTAGATCTAAAGGATTATTTAACTCAAAAGGTGCTTTTGTGTTTACAGGACATGGTCGAGCTATAAATTGCATTGCAAACGCCCCTAATGGAAACGGATTCCAAGGATTCAATGCTAATAATACTTTTTATGCTTATAATTGTATTGCGTATGGTTGCGATGATAATGGGTTTACACATGATGCTTTTACGACTCTTATATGCAATAATTGCGTGGCTATTAATACTGTTTTCAATGATTTTAATGGTGTAGTTACAGGAAGTAATAACTGTTCGACAGATGCCACCGCTCCGGGTGCAGGCTCTCTTATAAACCAAACGCTAGCGAGCATGAATTTTGTAAATGACGGAGTGGATTTTCATATAGATTCAAGCTCTGTCCTGTGGAATGTTGGTTTAGATTTATCAGCTTTTTTCACTGAGGACGTGGATCAGAACCCTATGGGCGATATCTTCCCAATGGGAATTCATCAACCAGAACCCTTTCCCCCTCCTTCAGCGGGTGGCGTTGGCGGCGGATCTATTCATACAGGTATTTTCATAGGGATATGATAAATGTTGAAAGCTCTGATCATAAATGACCAAAAGGATTATCATACTGTATTAAAGCACAAATTTAAAAACAAAATAAGCTTTGACTCTGCCTATGATGGCGTACAAGGATTGAAGCTTTTAGAAAATGATTATGAACTAATATTTCTTGACCTCCAAATGCCGATACTAGACGGTTTTGGGGTTCTCGAAAGAATGACTGATGAGCAAAAGGAAAAAACTGTCGTGATGTCGTATTTATTAGACCCAGGGGCAGAGGTTGGGACAAAGCAGCGGGGCTGCAAGCACTTTTTGGATGGTGGAGCGGATAAAGTTGAGATCGAGCGAGTATTATTTGAAATGGGAGTGCTAGAGGTAAATGAATGAAAGAAATAACAATAAGCCCTTTGACCGTGGCGCTCATTTTATTTGCTTTGACCGTTTTTCAAAAAGCTTTTTCTTGGGGTTGGAATTATTTATTCAACAAGAACACACTAAATCATACAAACTTAATCAAAGCTTTAAATCTAAAAGTTGACAAAAAAGATATGGTCGATTTTAAAACCAGAATAGGAGATGAGGTTCAAGGCGTTAAAAACGATGTAAAAGAGATACAAGAAAATTTAACTGTTGGTGATAAAAGGTTCACTAGAATAAATAACTGTTTAATTTACTTGATCCAAAAAGACGGGACTGACCCTTACAAAATACCGGGATTAATGGAATGACTAATCAAAAGAAAATCGGACACAGAGAAGCGTTTACCTATATCTGGTCGCTTTTTACTCTTTTACTGAAAAATTGGAGCGTTGTCGTGTCTGTTGGGGGTACTTTCTTATTTTTCGGTTCTACTATTACAACTTTAGTTATCATACCTATAGGCCAAAAAACTATTTTACCAATAATTAGAGGCCCGGTCAAAGAGATTGTGATTAACCAAGGTAAGCCGATTGTGAAAAAAATTGATTCAGTTCATTTCGAGAAACTAGACTTTTTACAAAGCCAGATAGATTCTTTAAAAATTGAGGTCCGTAAATGAGTACTAGAATTGGTGGCGATCCTTTAATACTTCCCCCAGGAAACTTTAACTATTTAAAACTGACGAGGATAAATAGCGGGCAAATATCTATAGGGGTCGGAGAATGTAGAGATAGCACTGATTCTGTCAATGTTATAAATCCCAGCCCTCTAACGGTAGATATTTCCACTTCAGGAGCAGGGGGCTTAGATACAGGATCAGAAGCAGCAAACACGCTTTACACATGTTATATTATTTCTGGTTCTTCTGGGGTCGCAGGCATACTATCAACAAACCAAACAACCCCTACATTGCCGGCAGGCTACCAGTATTTTAGAAGAGTGGGAGCTGTAAGAAATAACAGTAGTAGTAATATATTAAACTTTACGCAAGAAGGTAACGCTAACAATAGGCGCATGGTTTATTTGACTAACGAAACTACATTACGAGTGCTAACAAATGGGTCAGCAACGTCTTATACTGCTGTAAGCCTGTCAGCGTTTATGCCTGTTACTTCCACAGCTCCGATATTAGCTTTTAATTATGAAGCAGACGATAAAAATGATTTTGCAACATTACGGCCAACAGGATCTTCTCTTACGGATCTTGGATTTAAAATACACCTGCAAGGAGATAAAAATAGAGAAGGGTATGGGGTCATAGAGCCGATAACAAATGCAGCTCAAAGTTTAGATTATCAAGTTGAGGATAATGATGATGAATTAGATTTATCAGTAATAGGGTATCATGACAATCTCTAACTTAGAAGAGCTTGATTGTGTTACATGCGGTATTTGCTGCACTGACAAGACTGATATTAATTTAAGAGTCTACGCAACTAATGATGAGTGGGGCAAGATACCTGATGTATATAAATCTAAATTTGAATGGCAAAAAAACCACATGGGATTTAAACCTTGTAATGGTGGATTTTGTTGTAAGGCTCTTAGCGGAGTTATAGGCGAAAGTGTTAAGTGTGAAATTTATTCGACTAGACCAGACAAATGTAAGCAATTTGAAAAAGGTTCTGCTCGATGTTTAGAAATGAGAGAAAATAACATGGTGGGGTTTTTATGATGAATGGAGTAATTGAAACTGCGACTGGGGTTCTTTTAAGAAAAGGGTTTTGTGATTTTACTAATGATGGATCGTTCGATTCAGCTAATGAAACCGAAAGAGTTGATGTTACTTACACGGCAGCTTGCAAAAAAAATGACGATACTGCCGACCATGAAAAATGGAACGGAGTGTCTTGGGAAACTGTTGTAGAAACGGCACCTGAAAAACTTGTCGGATACAAGAAGAAGAGAAAGAAAAAAATTGATGTTAAAACAAGTAAGTTAATTTCCAATGGTTTTACGCATAATGGAAAAAAATTCTCTCTTTCTCCAGAGGCCCAAATAAATGGTACTGGGGCTAAATCCGCTAGTTCTGAGGTGGGTGCTATTAATTATCCGCTTACAATAACTCAAGATGACGATTATGGGTACGATGTAAATAGTACGTCAGAACTAAACGCTTACCATTTAGACGGGCTAGGCACTAAAAAATCCCATTTAGATACTGGCAGAGATATAAAGATTCAAGTTAATGATGCTGTCGATGAAGCTGCAGTGGACGCAATAACTGACGACAGGTAAAAAGGTTTAATTATGAGTGTTATCAAGAGAAGCGGATCAAATGTCGCCGTAAGCCTGGAGCTACAAAACAATCAAAAGGTTGGTATTACTTCGGGTTTATCAACGGCTCAAGTGTCTATCAGGAAAGTATCGAACAATAGATATTTAGATAATGGCCCCGGGACTTTCACTTCTGTTGGTGAGCTTTTTGTGAATTTAGTGCATATCGCCGACGGTCTTTGGCGTTTCACATCTAACGGTGGGGCCGACCTTACAGAGGAAACTTACGAGATCCATAAGGTGATTGTAGGCAATCAGGCGGTAAATACAAACTCTAGAGAGGACGGAACAATACCAGCCTTTATTGATTCGTCCACCATTATATCTACAATATTAGCGGATTTAGAGTCAGCTCACGGATCCGGGTCTTGGCAAAGTGCCACTGGTTTTGGTGACGCCACTGAATCTAAACAAGATACTATCATCGCAAATCAAGCGACCTCTAGTACTAAATTGGATGATATTAAAGGTAAAACGGATAATTTACCCGAAACACTTCAGAAAAATACAGCTTTCCCTAATCTTACTTTTGGCCTTGTTTTAGAGTCTGACGATGTGTCACCGGCTTTATTGAAAACACCTCTTTGCGAAAGGTCGATTGACGGCGGGGCTTATGTGTCTATGACTAATACGCCGGCGACCGAGATAAGCGATGGTGATTACAAAATCGATTTATCCGCTGCCGACACGAATGGAAAGTCTATTGCTTATAAATTCAGCGCCCCAGGTGCTAGGACTAAGAAAATACGATTCATAATGGCGGATTAAATGGCTGAAATAGAACCGTCAGGTTTAAAAGCCAACCCAAACGAGTATTATGACCGCCAGATAGTCGAGTCGATGATCTCTGGCGACCTTCCGCCGGTATCAACCTCACACGTAATAAATTACGCAATTGAAATTGACATATCTGACAATACCGATATTCCCGACGAACCAGTAATTGGTTTATTTAACGATGCTTTGCTTAATGGCGGGGCCGGTGGTTCTGCTTTTCGTATAATAACAGGTCGGCCTAATTACGATGGGTCTACGGTGGTCCCTACCGGCGAACTAAGCACAGCTAATGCAATCAAGTGGGGCGAGGGTGTTATCTCTTCTAGAGGCTCTCTAGGTAGCCCAGTGAGGATTATAAACGTACTTACCTCGGGTGACTATGGCTCTTTGTCTGGTGTAAATTTCTCACTGGACAACATAAAGATTGAATCCGGTACTTTCGAGGGGCAACCGCTTTTTGATATAATTGACGATGAAAAATTCTTTATGTTAAACCGTACTATTCGTTATTATGTGGTGATAGACAATGTTTTTTATAATGTTTGGACGGGAATAGTTCAAAAATATTCTTATAATGAAACTAAAATCGACCTTATTTGTCAGGATAACTTCCAAAATGCTCATAAGGTTTTACCGCCTCAAACAGCAAACGAAACCTCTTTTTCAGGCATATTAAAAAAAACAATCGGAAAGCCAATTCCAGTTACTTTTGGTTATCAAAACAACGCTAAACTTTTAAATATCCAAGTTACTAGCGAGCCTTTAGTCATTGCGAGAACTAACGGTCAAGACCGCATGATCGCTCAGGTAAGTGCTTACGATACAACAGAGGATGGAAGCGGTAATATAACCGAAGTACTAGTACAAATAAACGTGGGCAAGCTTAAAAACGAAGAGTCTATTTTCTTAGGTAAGTTTTTGAAATTTGTTTTAGCGGGGGCTAGTGAAGAGGCTTTTAAAATAACAAGAATCCAAGGTGTGACAACCTTTCCAAGTGGTGAGCGGCATGTAACTTTAGAAATTGACGCTAAAACAGATGAATCTACAATAACACCGGTGCCCCCAAACGCAGCGGGAGCAGAATTAGGGACGTGGGTAGAGGTTTTTGATTTTGAAAATTCTTACATAGTGTCAAATGAAAAAATAACAGATTTTCCAAATGATAATTTTGGAGACACAAAACAGCTTTCTTATTTTGATAAAGATCAATTTGATTATGTGGATGTGTCTGAGATAATAGGAAAATCTAGCGAAGATGATATTAATTCTTATGGGTTCCCAGGAATAACGGCGTTTACCGATGTTACCGGAAACGATGGGTCTTTTGTAAAACTATTTCCTTTTACACCTAAAAGAGCTTACAGAATACGCGCTTTAGATTTTACCAAACCAGGATCTTTAGTCTCTGATGATTTCCCGCCGATAAATGAGGACGTACCAAACGTAATAGACAAAGACCCACTTACCGGTAATTCTGCCGTTTTTCAACAAATAGCACCAGGACAAAATAGTCGATTTAGTTGTAATATATTGTTTGATTTACCGGATGAAATGTTAAATGCGAATTATGATAAATTTTATGTGTTAGGAAATTGGACCGTTCAATCTGAGTCCGCCTCTGTTGAAGAGGTGGATCAGGAAATAGGAATTGCGTTCTATGACTTGAATGGGCGACTTTTGATAAGGTATAAAGATGAGATCATATCAAGAAATATCGCAATGTCTACCGGTAACTTTACGGCTTCGGAAATAAAATCATTTGATTTAATACCTCCTATATATTACGGTGATAGCGAAAACAACCCTTTACTATTTGGAATAAAAAAAGAACAGTTAAATATATCCGATGTTTATGACTCAAAAGTCGCATTTCGAGCGGTACCCACGTTAGAGGTTACTTTTGGGAGTGGCCACGAATTGACGGGTCCAGGTAACAACATAACTATTACTGTAAATGAGGTTTGTTTCGCCGGTGAAAAAGAAATTAACATTATAAACGATGATATTTTTATCAAGACAATCGGCGAGCGTACGGATATAAGCGATGAGCCGACCACAAACCTATATAATATTTTTCTCAAGATATTAGAGTCATACGATGGCTTAACTGATGGGGATGATTTCGACTTAACCGGTATTGATTCGAGAAAAAACTGGGGCGCGGGTAGGCAGATAACAGAGAGAGCCAAAAGTTTTAATTATTTAAAAGAAATGGCTCAACAATCATTTGTGGGAATTTTCCCAGGCAGAAGCGGGAAAAGAAAATTAAAAGCATTTAGAGATTTTACTGATCCCGTGGCTGAATTTTCCGATACAAGCGGAAACATAGTTCAAGGCACAATCAGCCCTATAATTCTATCAGATATCAATCAAGTATATAATGAATTTGAAATAAATTATGAATGGAATGAGCCCGCTAAAAGGTTTGAAAAATCAGTTTTTATCAAGAAAGTAGATGAAGATAGTTTCCCAGAAAGACACCTTTCAACAGATGGCGCTAACGATTTTGAAGATTCTGCGGCCATAAAAGCTGTATTCTCTATTGATACCAATGGAAGCTCTGAAGTACTTGTCCAGTGGGCTGCTTTGCCTT